CCAAAACTGGAAGAACAAGGCAGCGCTGTCTGGTGGTTCTTGGACAATCTGACGCTACGTCTCTTCCCGCTCTCCGAAGACAAAGTGGCTGTGCGCTACGTGAAGAAAGCGCCGAAACTCGAAGCGGCCACCGAGTCCTTGATCCCCGACGAATGGGAGTACCTGATCGTCAATGAAGCTCGCGTCTACGGGCTGCAGGATAACGACGAATATCAGGTAGCTGCTGAACTCAAGGCCAGCACGCAGACCGATCTGAACGAAATGATTGCCGACCAGCTTCACAGAAATTGGCAAGGACCCCGCTCGATTGTCAGAACCGCCCAGTATGGCTGGGGCGGCTACCTCTAGTGCCAGCACGTTCCTACCAGTCACTGCCTTTCGAAGGCTTCGGGGGCGGCCTCAACCTCTTGGATAAGGCCGACGCGGTCAAACCCAACGAGGCCGTTGATGCGCTGAACGTGCTCTACACGCAGCGTGGGGCCATCGAATCGAGACCGGGTTTCAATAATCTGACGCCTTCTGAACTCACGAACCGAGTAGAAAGCCTCAGTCCCTTCTACACGGCTTCAGGGACGCGTCAGCTAGTCGCAGGCTGTGGCTCTAGGCTTGAGACGATCAATACGGCGGGAGCCGTCGTATCGAGCGCTACGGGTCTTTCAACGGCTGTGTGGGACTTCGCTCGTGTTGGCAAACCGAACGAAGAAGTCGTCTACGCAGGTAACGGCATTGATAGCCTCCGCAAGTGGGATGGCTCAAACTGGACGAACCCAACGATCACGGTTGATGGAGCGGGAGCCAAAACCGGTGTCAAGGCTGGATCTTTGGCCGTTCTACCCGCGTACAACCGGCTGGTGGCAGGAGCCTTCTCAACGAAAACCGGAGGGCCGGGTGGTGCTGAAAGCTCTCCAAGCCACGTCTACTTCTCAGAAGAAGGCAACCCGGAGTCCTTCGAAAGCACCGCCTACATCCAGTTCACACCGGGTGACGGGGAGAAAGTCCAAGCCGTAGTCACGTGGCGGGAATTCGTCTTCGTCTTCAAGGAATCGAAGTTCTTCGTCATCACCGATCAGGCTCGCGATTCCGAAAACAAACCGGAATTCGTCTTCCAAACGATTGAAACCGGCGTAGGCCTCGCCTCTTCACGAGCTGTCTGCGTTCATCAAACCGGCGTCTACTTCATGGGTCGCGAGGGTGTCTATCGCACGACGGGCCAAGAGCCTGAACAGATCAGCAATCTCGTTGAACCGATCTGGTCAGGGGACGTGTCTCTCTTCTACAAGGGCGGCGTCATCGCCTTCAGCGCGCTTCAGAACTGCGCGATGGAAACCTGGGACGAAAAGATCTACCTCAGCTTCCCGACCAACGAAGCCAACAACCGCCAGATCGTCTACAGCCCGAACTACAAATGGTGGTCGTTGTCAGACCTACCTGCCTCATGCTTCGCGACCTTCCGGGTTGAAAACGAAACAGAGCTGGTCTTCGGCTACAGCTCAGGCGAAAAGATGATCGGTAGGCACAAAACGAGCTACGTCAACGATGATGGCAAAGCGATCAAAGAGCGCTGGCGATCGGGCTGGTTTGACCTTGGGAGCGCCGATATCAAGAAGGTCCGTGCCGCCAAGGTCTGGGGCACTGGCAAGGTCACGATGGAGATCGACAAAGACTTCATCGAAAACACGGGGAAACCGGAAGAACTGGATCTTTCAGGAACCGGGACTTCTCTCTTCGGCGGCGCTGGCACTTTCGCCGGAGAAGGGTTCTTCGGCGACTTCTCAGCAGGCCTTGTGGGCAAAGAGCGCCGAATCTCTCAGCGAGGCACGACGATGAGCGTTCTCTTCACGAATGAAGTCCTAAACCAGGAGTTCACGGTGCATAGAAATGAGTTGCTAGTTCCCGGTCTCGACGAACCGAGCCGCATAACGAGCTAGCGATGACTGCGACGTGAGGCGTTCTTTGTTGCAGGCGTCTACGAAGATCCACGCTCCAACAGCATCGTCGGGGTAGCTCAGATCGAGGGCAGTTGTAGCGAGTGTTTGTGGTCCTGCTGGGCCATTGAGATTGAACAGATAGCCAGACGGCCCAGTTTCTTCTCCATAGCGCGTCAGAGGGATCTCGGCAAAGCATTTGAAGGCTGAGAGCGCTTTAGCTTCCGTAGTAGCCGCCCTTCCTTCCAGCGCTGAGATACGAGATTCTTGAGCTTCGATCTTCTTCTCGCTCACGCTCAGGCGTTCTTCCAGTCGCATGATGCGCACAGGAAGCGTCTGTCGCCGTATTGCTTCGATCTGACGGTGCAGGCAGCCGGAGCCGCAGGAGGCGCTTGCGGGGGCTGGGATAAGCGCTAGGAGCGTTGTGAGGAGAAGCAGGCGCTTCATCTCTTGCTGGTGGGAAGGACGGCGTCGATGATCCCCTTGAAGGCGTCGAAGTGACCGGGAAGAAGTGCCTTGTGTGCCTCGTCTAGGAGGGCCTTGCGTAGGTCGCCTCGTCGCTCAGAGAAGAGCTCGTAGATAGATGGGAGGACGCTCTCAAGTGCCGCCTCCATCCGTTCGAGGCCCTGTTTCCGGGCTGATCCTGGAGCCTTGGTCCCGGCCCTGAGGTGTGCCTCAAGGGCCTCTTCGACCAACTGGGGCGGGATTCCTTCGTAGATCTCCTTCTTAAGCGGCATCTCTCCGTCCTCTCTCGATTATGTCCATAACTTAGCAGACGAGACAGAGAACCGTGCAGGCGTCACTTCCTGTTATGACAACTTCAAATAGACTGGCGTGCTCACACACAAACACGCCAGTTCGGCTCTAGGCGTCTAACTACGACGAAAAGAGCCAACGGGTAAACAATAAAGGAATTGAAAGCAAATGGCAGGAACTTATGAAATCCCGCAGACTGGGAACCCCAACTCCACGGAGGACCCGAAGATCAAAACGATCCTCTCGGGCTACAACGAATCGCTCGACGCCTCGAACAAGCTTGAAGCCAAATCTCTGAGCGCAGGCGCACTTGGCCGCTGGTACGCCCCGGTTGAAATCGCGACGAAACAGGAACGAGAAAACGTTGCATTCGGCAAACTGGCCACGCCGGACGAAGTAGCCAGCGTCGTCCTTCCCGCTAATGGCCTGATCGTAGTCGGCTATAGAGCCAAGTGGGAATCCTCCGTAGCTTCGGCAGGGCGCGCCGCCATTTTCCTTAGCGCTGTCCAGCTTAAAAGCAGCACGGAAGCGGTGGCCCAAGAAGCCCAGACCTCGGAAACCGTGGTCAAGACGCTTACGACGCTGCCCATTGGCTTGACAAGCGCAGCTGGAACGGCTGCATTTCCCACGACCGGCGCCCCGATTGCTAATGATGCGACCGGAGGCCTCACCTATATCTATGCGGCCGCTGGCACTTATTCTGTTTCAATCCAGTTCAAGGCTACATCTGGAAAAGTTGCGGTTAAAGAACGAGTTCTTCAGGTCGGAGTGATCGGCGTCTGATGGCGGTCCTAGACGCAAAGCTGCCCGTATGGCAGGCCACGAAGAAAGCCATCAGCCCAACCAAAGCGGAAGCTCTGGCTCTCGAAGGAAAAGTTCCCCTCGTCATAGATGGCGGGGGGTTGGGCTCAGGAGTCCGCGTGCTTCTGAAGAACCAAGTTAAAACTGAGCAGAACGGCCTCTTCGAAGTCACGACGAACGAAGCCTTCGGAGGGACGGGAACCTTTGGGTCTACCGGGGAATTCGGCAAAGGCTCCTCTTGGACGCTGACACGGACCCCAGACGCTGATAGCTCCGGAGAGGTTACGGAGGGGATGCTCGTTCTCATCGAAGACGGGGAAACCAATCAGGCGACTTCATGGATTCAGAGGACTGCCGGGCCGATTGAAGTCGGGGTTACGGCCCAGACCTTCGAACCGCTCGTAGCTGGCGCGAGGGGCAATGCGGGTGGAGAGTTGGAAGGTCTCTACTCAAAACCAAGTATTGCTGAAGCGGTGATTGACAACAACAACGTCAAGGCCGAAGCTGCGATTTCGGGCTCCAAGCTGGACTTGAAAGCTTCGGTCGACGCTTCGGATCTAGCCACTTCGGCTAAGGAACTGAGCCCGCAACTCCCGTCACCCCTACCTGCCAAGCAGAACTTCGGTCAGGTCACGGTCGAACTGGGCGCAGCGGAAACCACTACGGCTTATGCCAAAGTGGCTCACGGTCTCGGCGTGGTCCCTAAAAGCGTCACAGCCGTCTCCAATACTGAAGAAGGCGCTATCGGTGGGATCTTCGCCGAGTGCAAGGAATTGAGCAAAGAAACTTTCTCTGTCCGCGCCTGTCGTCCCTTCGGCGCTCCAGGGAAAGCTACGAAAATCACTATCGGCTGGCAGGCTTTCGGCTAGTCTGAAGTTGCGCGGGGTTTACCCTGGCTCTGCGCTCTAACGCTCCGGCGCGCCTACCTCCCGTAAGGCGCTGCCGGAGCCATCTCTTCTGAAAGGAAAGCGTGGCCCTACAAGCCCTTGCGATAGCCGCTGAACAGGAACGGACTAGCACGACCTTTGGAACCCTCCCTACCGCCGACCTGATCAAAGAAGTCAAAGTCAGCGAAAAGGGTCTTCTGCGCGTTGGCTACTCAGCGCGCTTCAAGTCAAGCGCCTCCGGAGCAGGGCAGGCTGCCATCTTCATCGGCACAAATCAGATCAAGCTCTTTACGACTGAACCCAAAGCCGTGGCTGCCGTGACCATCGGGACCACCTTCAGGCACCTGACTTCCCGCTACGCTGGCCTCGCAGCCTCTACGGCTGGAGAAGCCACTGGGGTCGACGCAACCACAGGACAGCTCATCAGCGCCAGCACAGAAGGCGGTGAGGCGATCCTGTGGGTGACTCCTGGGACTTACGATGTGAGCATCCAGTTCAAGGCAACCTCAGGCTCCATCTTCGTGAAGGAACGCCGCCTATGGGTCGAGACGCCTGAATGAGCAACTGGCCTTCAGCAGGGACCGTTGCTGAAGTCCCGACAGAGCGTAATTTGCGCATCCTCCGCAAACGCGGGGGAGAACTAGAGCGCGAACTGCGTTTGCTGGAATCCAAAGGTCTTCCGGCTACCGGCAAAGCAGGAGGCGTTCTCAAAGGGGAATACCCAAACCCTGAATTCGCCAAAGAACCGGCCTACAAAGCTGAACTCGAAAACGAGACCACGGCTCGCAAAGAAGTAGACAAAATCCTCAAAGAAGAAGGGGAAGCTGAGAAAGCTTCCAGGGAAGCAGCGGTCAAAAGCGAGAAAGAATCTCGTGAAGCTGCGGATACGCTGGAGAAAACCAAACGCGAAGAAGCCGACAACGCCGAGAAAGCGGCCAGGGAAGCCGCCGACAACGAACGGGTCAAAGGCCCAGCTTCCGCGGTCAATGAAGACATAACGATCTACAACGGCACCACGGGCAAGGTCGTCAAAGACTCCGGCAAAACGATTGCCTCTGTCCTCGAAGAAGCGAAATCGACAGCAGAAGCCATTGCCTCGGCTTCAGCCGCAGGACTATCAATTAAGCAGCCTGTGGCCTATGCGACCACGGCTGCCCTCTCGGCCAAAGTCGTCACTGAAAAAACGATTGAATCCACATCGAAACTGGAAATTGATGGGGCTGTCCGCTTCGCGGAAGGAACGAGACTCCTTCTCAAGAACCAGGCGCTCCCGGCCCAAAACGGGATCTACGTCGTAACGACAGACAAAGCTTTCGCCGGTACTGGCAAATTCGGGGGATCGGAAACCTTTGGCTCTGGATCGGGCTATCTTTTGACCCGCAGCTCGGACGCTGAAACGACTGAAAAAGTCAAACAAGGCATGTATGTCCCGGTGACCAAAGGGACGACTAACGCGGGATCGGCTTGGACGCTCAGCTCTCCAGACCCGATCATTATCGGGACGAGCGCTGAGGAATTCAGTCCCTACACGGCAACTCCAGGCGGTGCCGCGGGTGGGGTCCTTACCGGCACCTACC